TGATTTAAGTGACATTTCGCAAGGAATAGATCCAATAGAATCCCACATAAACAATAAATCATAAGGTAAATTACCTTTTTTCTGCTCGTCAATTAAATCTAGAATAAACACAGCTACATCTTCGATTGAATTAAGGTTTTCTCTATCAATATAGATAAAATTACCTTGAAAATCTACAACTTCACCTGTTTCCTCATCTACGATTTCATTAACTTCTAATCCCATTTGGATTGCGTGTTCCCAATTCCACTTCATCTCAGTAATAATGAATACTGGTAATACTCCTAATTTTTGAGCATTAACTGCTGCTTCAATCATAGCAGTTGTTTTACCTGTATCACTATGTCCACGAAGAAGAACAATGTGACCGGTTGGAATACCGGGCACAGATGTTACTTCTTGAAAGGCAGAAGATAAAGGGATCCATCCTTGAGGTTTAAACTTAACGCTGTTGTTAAGCATTTTTTTCTCCTTGAATTTATCAAGATTAAAACTTGACTTTAATTCTTTGGATACAGCCGCTGTAAGCGAATCGCTTTTCTTTGTTCTTGCCATATTGTAGATTTAATTAAAAGGGCATATCCTCATCATCATCAAATAATGAATCGAATTTTTCTGCTTTAGTTACTTTTGGAGTTGGTGTTTTAATTACATAATTCTTTTGAGGAGTTGGAGCTACAACTTCTTTTTCATCATCAATAATTTCACCTTCACCATCTTCATCTTCTGGAGATAACCAATTTTGTAGATGCTCTTTCATTTCATCAAATGAATGGCGTTTAAAAATTTCAAGTGGGTTTGGTTGATTTTCTAACCAATCGTTTACAACATTTACATCAGTGCTTAATGGTGTTTCTTTAACCTTAGGCATAATAGAAGATTTGTTGTAGCTAGTACCTGTTACTTCAGGACCTACGGTTGTAATTGTAATATCACGACCAGTAGCTACATCAGTAAAGTCACCTACATCTTCATTGTCTGCTAGATTTAGGAAATCCATATACATTTCCTTACCAAATTGCCATAATTTAACACCTTCATCTTCTTGACCACGAACGATAACAGGAGCAAAAACTCGCATTTTAGCATCTAATTTTTTAGCTAATTTCCAATTGTCACTATCACTAGTTTGACGTAATTGTTTTGCGAACTCAGCAATAGGATCTTTCTCACCAAAATTGGTAGGAGAGATCATTGTTTTTGGTCCGATACCATAGTAGAAGAAAGTTTCTGTAAATGGGTTTGATTTGTTGAACGCATTAGGAACAACACGAATAACTTGTTTGCCGATTTCAGGTCGCCAAAATACATTTTTACGCTCCGTCTTTGGAGAATTTTTTGTTTGAATCGAGTTCAAACGATTTTTGATTTCATTTAAATCCATAACTTTATTTTTATAATTATAACGTGAATATACTAATTAATTTGGGGAAAGCCAAGTTAAAATAATTTTTTTCTTAAAGATCTATGATTTTATGGACCTTTGTATTTAATTGTTTAATTTCGTTTCCTTGAGTAAGTAAAATACAATTTTTATAATGTTGCCAATCAACTCTAAATTTAGGATCTACAACACCACCATTAAGCGATTTAATTAAAGTATTAAGTGCATTAATAGTATACAATGTATTGGTATCTTTTTTGCGATGTACTAATATTGTATTGCTGGGTATGCCATCAACATTACCTTGTTCAACATTATATGTAATAACATATTCGCCCGTACTTTTAATAAAAAGGACAAACATTTTGTTATACATTATTGTATATGATTTAGAAAGATCACTGATCATATTATCAATTTCTTCCTCACTTACGAAAGTACAAAATAATTTATTATTCACATCAACTGCATTTATGTTTTTTTCAAAGTCGTATCGACTAGTATACATATTTGGCTCTAATGTCAAAATGCTGTTAGAAGTTGTATGTTGTTCCATAACTTGTTTTTATTTGTAACTTTTTATTTTTAAATATTTTATTTATATCATCTGTTAAATTCTCACTTTCATCCATATCGAATAAAAAACTATCATAAGTATATAATACTAATTTAGTGTTTTTACCTCTTAATAATTTATTTAACTCCATCAATATACACACATTAGTTGATGTTTCCAAGTTTTGAAGAACGTAATTAAATAATTTCTGTGGATTCATTTCATCCATTTTACTTTTCTCAAACCAATACCCAGAGCGTGGAACCTCAATATAACCATCCTCGTTAAATTTCTTCCAATTGTTATCTATATATTTTTTTATTTTCTTGAAGAATTCAAGGTGTTCGTATTGCTTAAATATTCCTCCGTATAGTTGTTTAAATGTTAATTCCTTAGCCTCCTTATAATTAACTCCATACATATCCGCAAATGCTTGGTGTACATCATCTACACCAAAATCATAATCTATTAATTGAGCTGCTAAATTTGGGTGATAAGCACTAATATCTATTTCAACAAACCTATCATTTTTTGCTATAAAACTTTCTCTCGCACCCGATTCCTTATTTAGGGCTGCAAAATTAACACCATTAAAAGCGTTACTTGGTCGTTTAGTTGTTGTAAATAAATTAAAGTTGGTATAAATTTTATCATCTGAAATTGAGTATATTGGGTTAGTAGGATTAAAATGTTGGTTGAATAATTCATTATTTATGTGTATTCCGTTTTTCTCTATTCCAAAAAATGCTAATGTAGTATACTCATTGTAGAATTTAAAATATGGTGGTAATTCATTATCAAGTGATGGACGAATTGTATCATATATTTTCTCACATACCTCATAGTGTTTTACTATGGGTATTATTTTATTTATATCCTTTTTATTTGGATATTTTTGGTATAACACGTTGTGAGCTTGTGTTTGTTCTTGTATATACGGAGGGATTATTATGGAACTGTCGAGCAAGCATTTAATTTGAAAATAAAACAATGCTGCTTTTTTATCACGTACCCATAACGTATTTATATGCGTTAATAAGTCGTCTACACGCGTTTTACTTACACCTAAACATTCACTATGCGTAATACATAACATAAATCCCTTTGTTTCAGTAAACGGTTTAAAATAAACAAGAGAAACCTCATTTAAAGCAGGATGTATATTATTATTAAAGGGAATTATCTCAATAAAGGCTTCCCTATATTGTCTACTTATTAAGTAGTCTATTTGTTCTTCTGTCTCTATGAGCCAATACATTTATAACCATTTTATTTGATGGTAATATAATATTATTAACTTATATATCCAAGTTTTAAATAAGGTTATTTATAATATTTAAGATAATCGTTTTTTAGATAATCATTAAATCTATAAAACTTATTGTTAAATATAGTTAAATCAACTATGTTTTTATTTGTTTTTGATACTTGTTCTTTAGTACCCGATATACTCCAAGGAATATTAAACGAAACATATAATTCCCAAGTAATTTCAGGATTTTGTTTTTGTAATTTATTATATGTTTCTTTATCTATTTCAATGTAAATTAGATCATTAACTTTTTTAGCAAAATACCTTCTCATTTCTCCTATTTGATAATCATCTTGAGTAGGAGGTTGTGGGTTATATTGAGGTAAATATCTTGTTTTATATACATCAGTAGTAGCACCTACAGCTACTAAATAATCATTAATAAGAACTTCATTAATATTAGTATTAACTTCACCATCACCACTAGATGCAAGAGTTACTTTTTCGGTATTAGTAGGATTATCCTGGAAGGTAATTGAGTTTGGGTCGTATTCGGTGGTTAATATTGGGATGATTTCTTGTTGGGATTTATCTTGTGGGGTTTCACCAGTAAAGTATCTATTACCTCCTGTTTTCCAGTAATAACCTACATACTCTATTGAATTTGAAAGATATTGGAATTCACCTCCATTAGTATATAGATTTGTTGTGATATAATGTTTAGGATAATATGCCATTTATTTTATCGTTTTGTTTGTGGACCTACCCAATTTGTTTCTATTAAATCTGTTCGAACTAAGTAATAATTTTTACTATCTGTTTTAGTAGGATCTGTTTTTGAAGGGATTAAAAAATCTACTTGAGGTGATTCTGCTTGGATAGCTTGAATAACTTTATTAAAATAGTATTTAAATGTTTTTTGATGGTCTGGGTTTAGTGATGTGTGTGGGACGTTATTATTCCACACAACAGGTTTACCATTGATTGTTTGAGATGTATACCCAAATAAAGCTTTAAGTCGTCCTACTATCGCTTTTTCATCATCTTTACCACGTCGTAAAATTCCAGGAGTACCTACAAGACTACCAATTAAAGGAATACCATTACCTGTTGTATCTTTTAAATAAACTAAATCTTTACGTTGAAGAACTTTTATTAATATTTTTACATAATCTTCATACAATTGACGAGAATTATCTGATTCTGGAGTGGATGATGAATTACCTAATGGGGCTTTAAATACATATAAATTCCAACAAGTATTTAAACCACTAGAAGCACTATTATATATAAAAGATAAGGGAGATGTTTTAGATCCATAATTATATTCTTTATCAGTTGCCCAAGATCCATTATCTAAATAGATTTGCGTGTGTCCGTATTTACCAAAACTTCTAGAAGTATTTATATTATCCCAATATACTACAACATCACCAGGTTGATAATTTGAACTTTGAAGTAAATTTATAAGTGTGTTTTTAGTAACGTTAATTGCTACTTTATTTTGAGTATATCCTAAATTAGTTAAATTATTCCAATATCCTATTGAATTAGCATTTCCTCCAGCAGAAAGTATATTTGTTTTATTTAATATTGCTGGTTTTCCTCTTAACAAGTTAGTATAGTTTATAGCCATATTATAAGTCCAACGCCCACATAAATGTGGATCACCTGTATTTCCTCCTTTAGAGAACATAACTTGGTGAGCTTTAGTCATAGCATCTTGTCTAACTGTAGATATTTTACCATCTTTATTTGTTGGAATTGATATTATTGGTACTTTTGGGTTTTCAGTAGGTATCCCACATTGTCCTCTTGTAACACCTAATATAGTAGCAACATTAGCATTACTTGTAAAACCGGTTGGTTGAACTGCGGTTCCACCTCCATTACCACTACCTAATGCTTGAGTTACATTAGTAGCTGGTTGGTTATATTGAATTTTTTTAGTATTAGCTTCTGTAGTATTAGCAGGGATTGAGAATCCATCAATTATAGTCGTCCATTTATTACCTTCTATTTTTTGAGTAATACCTTTTACTAGAAACTCTATAGTTTCGGGGTAGGTAGTAGGTAAAAAATAACTATCAATACTATACTTTTGATATATTTTCATTCCTGAAAGTCCTACCATACTAAGGTTTAAACTTAAAGGAATAAAACCAATAGTTCCAGATGCTGTTTTATCAATCATACTTTTAGAAGATTGTTGATAATTTAAATATTCTTTAAGTTGTGATGAGAAAGAATCTATATCATCATCAAATTTAGCATCCTCTGTATTAACTGCTTCTATTTCATATAAAAAATTACTATAATTTAATTCTATTTGTGAATAATCTATAGGAGTTTCAGGTTTTTGATTTGTTTTTTCGTAATCTACTTTTTCAGGAATAACTCTATCTGTTAATCCTTTATTCCATACTGAAAATGCGGTTGCGTCTTCACCAACTGCAACTCCATTTGATTGGGCACCTATAGATAATATAGTAGCTAATTCATTAGTAATTTCTGTTTTTATACCAAAATTATAAATAAATGAACTATTTTCAGGTTTAAAACCATACAATGCAAATTTTGCTAATTCTGTTGATTTATCTAAACCTTTAAGTAATTTATCTCTACCAGGAATTGAAGTTTCATCTACAAAATATATTCTATTTTCTGTTTCATCTATAACTGGTTCTATATTGTTTAATCCACCTAATGATGAATTTATTAACTCACTAATTTTTTTTAAAAGAGTAAATAAATCAACATTTCCTTTTTCATCTTCATTTTCATTTAAAACTTTAACAATATGTCTTACAGAAATATAGACATTCATTAAATTACCTACAAATACATCACTAATAGTTTCAGTAAATGTTTTTGGTAATCCTTTGAATATAGAAACATCTTTTGACGATGTAGATATATTAACTTTAACTATACAATCTCTTGGATTAGATGATAATACGTTGGGTGTTGTAAATATATAATTTTCAGAAGAATTATCTATTTTTAATAAATTTTTACCATTTTTACCATATAAAAGGCAACGTTCATTTAAATAATGAATAAATCCTCCTAACCTTACAAAATATCTTGTATCATCAATTCCTGTATATTCTATATATGAAACAAAATCATCTTTAGATTCCCAATAATTAAAAGAATCATTGCTTGATTTAATACCATCCTTAGAAGTACCTAATATTTTATTTTGAACAGCAGATTGGTATAAATCATAATGAATTTTACTTTTATCTTTTGAATATTTTATTAATTCGATATCAGTAGCAGCATCTGCATTTTGTATTTTTTCGGAAAGTGCTTCTTTTTCTTCATCACTTTGAGGAGTTGTTACTCCATTTTTAAGAGTATTTACTTTAAGAGATTCTATCACATCTCCCCAACTAATTAATTTTAGATTAATATTATATGTACCATCAGATTCATACGTCCAATCAAAATTTACAATACGAGCATAAAATGCATCGTAATTTCCACTTGTAGCTTCTCTCTTATTTAATATTGTTTCCCTTAATAAATCTGGGTTGTCATTAAATGTTCCATTTAAAAATCTATTTGTGATATTATCAGTATCTGTTTTTTCTATTAACCCTCCATCATTACCATAGTATAATGTATGTCCCCATTCTATTAATACTCCATATCCTAATCTAAGATAAAGTGTATCTAATATATTAAATTGTTCAGTGTCAAAACATTTAATAGAAACTGTACCTTCTCTTAATGAACCCCTATTTTTATTTTTTGTTTCAAAAGCAGTAATACCTGGGTTGGGGCGATATCCTTGAGTAGTAAAATTTAAAGCATTAGTAAATCCTCCTTTAATATCTTTACCATCTATTGTACCTATACCTCCAAATAATACATTTGCTCTAGCTAAATCATTATCAGTAAGTTGAGTACCTAATTTTTCAGTGATAGAGGCATCTATATTTACTGCTGAACTTATTTTTATCCAAGCTGAATTAGCATTAGTATATTTTATACTATCGGTTGTTCGGTTAGCTAAACCATATATTTCTTGTCTTTTTTTAATTTGTCCTACAACAAAAGGATCAAAACCTTCTCCTATTATATTTCCCATATTAAGAATTTATTTCATTAAATGCTTCTAAAATTGACATTGGATTTGAAGGAATTCTAATTTGTATTCCTTCTGGAATTACTAGATTATTTTGTGGTAGATTTGTTGGGAGATTATTTCCGGAGTTTGAGGTATTTGCTATTGATATAACCCACCACAACGAGCTATCATTGTAATATTGTTGGGCTAAAATATCAAATCTATCTCCCTGAGATGTATAAACATATATATCATTGTCGGATAATGGGACTTCAGGATAACGTGATGTTTTATAAACAACTTTACCATCAATTTTAGTTTTTGGTATATTTTTATATCTATTAATCATATATTAATTTTATGTAGAAGGATTTTATAATATATCTATAATGAAGTTTCATTTGGATCAAATACATTTCCACCAAATCCCCCGTTTATTGTATTAGGTAAAACTTTACCAAAAGCATTTTTAGATTCTAATCCTCTAGCTATAGTTCCGTATTTTCTTCCTATATTTGAGGCTCCGTGTGTGTTATAAGCTAATGAAAAACTGTTGCCATTCCAAATGTCAATCATAGGAGCTCCTTGTTGTGGTAAATATGTTGGTATTGGAACAAATGAGAATCCAGATACTTTAATAATAAAAGGTAATTCACTTGTAGTTCTATCTATTCCCCCCTTTTCATTTATTTGAATATCCCAAGAACTTTCTTCGGTTAATTCATAATTTAATCCTGTAATATATCCAGGCATATCTCTAAAATAACCGCCAATTGATAATTTAACTAATGGACCTTGCATATACCCATTATTATATATAGGTGCTAGGTTTGAAGCTAAAAAACTTAGTTTTTGATACATTGGAATTAATTCTCCTTTTGATTGTGCTGCTGTTGTCCAAGATAATGAAAATTTCCTATCAAACCCATCGTAAGTATAAAAATTCTCACCTCTTCCTGCAAATTTATGAGCTGAAATATTTCCTGTAAAACTATCAGATATAGATCCTAAAAATGCTCTAAAAGTCATAGCACCTACACCACTAATAGGAACAATATTAAATGTAACTAAATCATTCCAATCACCTACTGGGGATCCTATAGCTGAGGCATTAATTTGATCTAAAATTTGGGTTTTACCAGTAGCAACATCTACTACTCCTGTTGTATAATTACTATAATTTTTACCTGCTCTGTTACCTGGATTGCCTTGTTGATTTCTTACATCTGTATTTTTAGTAGAATAATCAGGGGCATCAGTTAATGTACCTGTTTGCCTTCCTTTTTTTATTTGTTCTGTATTTCCTAAAGTATCTCTAATAACTTTTCTAAAATCTTGAATAATACCAGTATTAGCTTCTGAATTAAACAACATAGTTTGATTATAGGTTATTGTACCTTGATCAAAATTATGTGGGTTTGTTCCATCCGGGAAAGTTGCACCAGCATTATATACACTATTATTATCTAATGAATTTTGAAAAGTATATTTAGAATCAGGGAATGCTTTTATATACTCTTCAGTTGCACCTTTAGACCCGGATGCTTCATATTTAGGTAAATCTTGATTAGCTGTCCAAGTTTGAGATCCTATAGCATTAAGATTAAATAATTTACCATCTACACCTACAGATCCAGAATATACTCTTGTACCTTCATTACTAGGAAATCCTAATTGTTCATTATTGCTTTTTTCATATGCTTGAGAAACACTAGATGAATTCCACGATTGAACCGAAGATAATCTTGCTAAATTAAACCATTGTTTTCCATCAATTAATTTTTTATTTCCTATTGAGTTTTTACCTGTAAAAAAATCAGTACCAAAATATTTATTTTTTTTACCTGTTCTTTGTTCGGAAGAAGCATATCTAATATTAGTTTTACCTATACCTAAATTAGAATTAGGACCACCACCATATGATAAAACATTAGTATTACCTAATGAATTTAACGTCATTCCGTGAAGAAGTTTTGGTGTAGATTGGTCTATTGCTTGTTTTAATAAAACTAAACGATTTTCTTTTGGATCTTGAGAAGGATTTATTTTAACAGAATATAAAGAATCATTATTAGCATATGCTCCAGTTTGAGCAAATGGATTAATACCTTGTTTATTTAAATGACCCCCTAAAGCACTTACACCTGCTTGAGCTAATGTATTTAATGGGGAATAAATACCTTCATTTAATATACCACTAGTTTGTGTACGAACTGCTGTGCGAGATAAAAGTTGTTGTTTAGCTATAAAGAGTAATCCGTTTGGAGATTTTAAACTAGTAAACATTTTACCTAAACGAAGTATATCATCTTTTGTATCAGATACAACATTAATACCTCCTCTTAGTAGAAAATCTTCATCAGCTCCTAAAGTAGAAAAACCTTCAGGTATTGCTTTTTGGATATAAGGTTGACCACTATACCCTCCTCCGAGAGTATCTTTCCCATACCTAAGGGACTTAAGATCAGTCTTTAAATCTATTAAACCCATTATTTAGGTCTGTTATCCCAATATTTAGGTGGAGTTACTCCGTCTAAATCTAATTGTGATGGTTGTGGTTTACCTGTTAAGTGTGGGTTGTTATTAATTGAATATTCGTAATGTAATTTTGATTGACCGCTTGATCCTGGCATTGTAGGAGGGGTTAATCCATCAAATGATGTTAAATTTGATCCTTGTTTTGTAAGTTTGTCTAGTAATCCCATAATTATTTTTGTTTATAAATATTAAATATTATTGAACCTTCACTGTTGATACAGTAAATCCAGTTCCTATTTTTGTTGAGTCTAAGTATATATTTGTTTCTTTGTTAAATATATCTGTTAATTTATTTTCTACCGCTAACATTGCATTGGTTAATGGTGTAATATCTATTGAAGGTGATGATTGGATTATTTGTGAAGATTCAGAATTTGATTTGTTACCTTTTTTAATTCCCATTAAATCAGTACCTGCAACAAATTGATCCTCATCATTTAATGCAATGGTATCTTTACCATCAAAAAATGTACGTTTACCATATCCATCAGAGCGAACATCATCTCCTTTAGTAATACCCCCAAGAAAACTAAATCCAGCAGAAATAGTAGCAGCAGCTGCTGCCGCACCTAAAACAGGTCCAATAAAGGGTACAACAGAAACGGATGTATATGCTTTATAGGCTGCGGTTAAAATTGCTAGTTTAGCAATATATTTTAAAATTGTACCAAAAATACCTAAACTTGGAATTATAGCTCCTATTTTCTCTCCAACATAATTAAAAGCTGTTCCTATACCTCCTACTATACCTTGAATACCTGATAAAACTGGCATTAAAACATCCACTATAGGGGAGACTACCATATTAATAGCATCTGCTACTTGAATAAAAGTTTCTCTTAATTTTTCTATAGTTGCATTAAAACGCTCTTGGATAGATTGAGATTTTAATTGACGAGCTAAGGTTTCATCACCTAATTTTTTCTCAATAACATCATCCGATAGATTTTGTTTTTTTAATTCATTATATTCTTTTTGAATATCACTATCTTCTTTACCTAATCGTACTAATGCTTCTCTTTCCATTAATGATCTAGCTAAATCTTCACGACTCATACCCACAGCTTTAGCTAATGCTTCCTGTTGGATAACATTTTTTTCTGCAAAATCGGCAGAACTGCCTGTTTGTTTAGCTATTTCTGAAGCTACTGTAGCTATATCACCATTTAAAGCTGCTGTTCTTGCTTTTTCTAAGTTTAAATTTTTACCAAGTAATAATTCAGCAGACATTTCATTCTCAATTGAACTTTCAAAATTAAGTAATGAACTTGCTATTTGTTCAACTTGAGCCATACTTGCTCCTAATGCTTTAGATTCTATTACAGCTTTTGCTATGGCTCCGGGTTGCATTCCTAAAGTTAAGGTTGTTGCTGCCGAGGTTTTTGCTACTTGTTCTGCTATTTCTTTACCATTTAATGCTAATTTATTAGCTCCATTATATGCTGCTGTTGTTCCTAATATTTCTGCAGTATTATCTGAAAGGTCAGTACCTGTTGCTACTGTGATACGAGCTAATCCAGCTGCGGCTTCTGCTGAATATCCTGCTACATTTGTTAGATTAGTAAAATCAGTAAGGAGTTCTCCACTCATCATAGTGGCAGTACCGAATTCCTTATTAAGAGCCATTAATGACTTACCTAATTTTTCGGTAGTCATATTAGCATCAAGAGATAAACCAGCAATATTACCTAATTCCTGTCTTAAACCTAGTGCTTCATTATATGATGTGCCGAAAGATTTAGCTAATTCACCAGTTGCTTGATCTGCTCCTTTTAAAGCAGAAATCATTTCAGTAACTAAGAAAGTTGTTATAACTGTAGGGTCTGTTAGGGATTTTGTAAATTGGGTTCCTGCTTCTTTAATACCTGATTGAAGAACCATAAATTTACCTTTTTGAGAAGATACTCTATCTCCTAATTTTTCTACTCGAGAGGCGGTCCCCTCCATTTTTTTGTTTACCTCATCTAATCCAAGGCTTTTTCCTAAAGCACCAAACCCTAATTTATCTAGTCCTGATTGAACACCTCCTATAGCTGCCCCCCCAATACCCATTAATTCATTAACTCGGTTTTCTTTTGCTATTCTTACATCTATTTTATCATTAATGCCTTGGAGAGTTTCATCTTCTTTTTCTATTTGGGCTATTGCAAACTTTTGAGCTTCAGATAGGTTTTGGTATGAAATAGTTTGTTTATCAACCATACCATTAGCCATCCTCTGAAGGTTTATTCCATTGGTTAATTCTTTAGCGGCTTTAATACCATCACTAGCTCTTTGTGTTGCTTTTATTCTTAAAGTTTCAAGTTCTTTAATACTAAGTTTATTAATTCCCTCTTCCTCATATGTTAGTTTTTTAACTTCATTTAATACTCCTTGAAATCCGGATTTTAAACGAGAAGTTGCATCTGGTCCTTTTTTTAGTTCATCTAAAGATGCTTGTAATTGACTTTGTAAATCTGAAAATGATGAGTTAAGGACTTCTACTCTTGCATTTACTCCATCTAATGCTACTTCTAATTGTTCAACAGATTCAGCAGAATTAGCAATTACATTAGCATCCCAATTAGAAAAAGGATTATCTTTCCTTAATTTATCATATGCTGTTTGAAGTTTATCTAATAATACTTGTATTTCTTGTGGAGTTGCCATCTATTGTATTTTGTTATAAATATTAAAGGGCGTCATTTTTTTGACGCCCTTGTTTTATAAGTTGGAGATGTTTTTGGTTGTAAATCTTTCATAAATTCTGGTGTGTGAACTTTACCAGAAGAATCGACAGCTGTGGTTAAATTTCCATTCTGTTGATTTTCATATGCTTGTTTTTCTTCATCAAAATGGGTTTGAATTTGATGGAATGTAAATTTACGAAGCCATATAGGCATATTGTAAATAGTATTCCAATCATAACCTCCATTACCGTGAAAAACGATTTCGTGAATATGTTTAAATAAACTAAATCGTACTTGTTGGGCTGTATCAGACGTCAGGCCAAAAAAAGTTTAACCCTATAGGTATAGCGACCTCCTCACCGCTATCTGAAATAAAGTTTAAATCTATATCTGGTTGGTTTCCACGAATATGTTCTCTTAATGCTCTTGAATCACGTGCTAGTAATTGGTTATCAACAAATTCACGAATTGTTTTAGGTGTTGAATCACCATCTACTGATGTGATGATAAACTTTAATCTAGTGCTAAGTTCAACTGATGATTCAGGATTGATTTTTTTCAAACCATTAATTTCTCTTTCAATATTATATTCATCGTGACCTGTTAAAATTTTATATGTTAATTTAACATCTGTAGATGGAAGAGTAAATGGAAAGTTATTTAATCCTGGGGTAACTGTAGATTCATCAAATGGTTTATTTTCTAGTAATGATAAATCAACGGTTATAGGAGAACCATTATATTGAAATTTATAATCTTTTCCATATCCCAAAACACGTGCCGCTACAAATAAAGCATTTTTATCACCTACAATAAAGTCTTTAATATTCACTCCAGGAGTAATTATAAGAGATTCTAGAACTTTGTCTAATACTGTTCCTTTTTGAATGTATGATTGGTTAGTAAGAATATCTTCTTCCCTAGCAGTCATATATTTCATTTCAACTTTACCTTCCCTCAGAGGACTTTCTTCAGGATATAACAATCCTTTAGAGGGTAATTCCACCATCTCTGTGGGGAATTTAAATTTGGTTTCTTCCATAAATTTTTATTTTAATAACTATTGTCGTGTATACATATATGATAAAAAAAGAGCTTGGTATATCCAAGCTCTCCTTTAAAATGTATGTTTTGTTTTTTTAGAAATTCAATACACAATAATCCATACCTATATTAAGTGATATGTTTACTGCTGTATTTTCTGTATCCCAATTATATTCACCAAAATTACCACCTTTAATAAAGGCTCCTTTGATTATCCATTCAGATACAATATCTCCAACTGGTCCTAAAACGTCAATAGTTAAATCTTTTTTATAGAAATCACTATAACCATCTCTACCTGTTACAGATTCGTGATGTAAACGTACCCATTCCATAGTTGCTTGTGCTCCTGAAGGTGTAATAGGATCAAACAATGTCATAGTCATATCTGACCATTTTGTTTTACCTTTTACTTTTCTTAACACGTTTATATGGTTAAGCACTACTTCACCTTGTTCGAATGTTACTGCTGATATTGCTTTAATTGTATAAGCTGGTATACCATCAACATACATAATGAAGCGGTTTGCTTGTTTTGGTTCGAATGCTGTGAAAAATATTTCGTTTGGATCTAATACTGCCATTTTATTTATTTATTATTTTGTTATAAATATTCAATTTTTAAAAAATTATGCTGGGAAAGTAGCTCCTGTTGGTAAAATGTTGAAATCTAGATAAATAAATTCAGCTGTTTTAGTAGGTTGAATATAAATTTGTCCAATCATTTGGTTTCTATCAATTACATCTGGTGTATTGTTAGAATCATCCATTATTACTTTGAAAGCATATAATCCTTGTCTTTGTTGTACTGATTCTAGATATGGATTAACTTGACTTAAAAATGCATTTCTAGTAGCAATTGTATTTTGTTCAAATACTAAATTTTGACCTACTTGTGAAATATAAGATTTAAGTTGAATTAATAATCTACGAACATTTACTCTATCTAGAGCAGATGATCTAGTTTGTAATGTTTTTTGTCCGTATACTACTGTTCCTATACCTGGGAATGTTGCTATTGGATTTACTTTACCTGTATATAAAGTATCTCTATTAGCTTGTGTTAGTTTTTGTTCAGCTCTGATTATTTGACCTAATCCACCTCTGTTTATACCTGCTGGTGCAAACCAAGGCTCTGATACTGAATCGTTATAAGCAAATACACCACCCATTACGGTTGATGCTGGTACCCAAACGTTTTTACCCGTGTCAGGATCAATTACCATTACCCACGGCCAATATGAAGCGGCATATGAAGTATTACGTGTACCTGCGGCTGCTGTAACTGCTGATATTGCTGTGTTGTATGGTACTAAATCTAATACTAATAAACTATCACCTCTACCTTGAGTATTATTAATTAACTGAGTACATTGTGATGTATACCCTGTATTATATAATCCTGGAGCCATTAGTATATTATATTGGTATGCATCTTGATTTGCTAATAAACTAATCATATTATTATAATTAGCTCCTATTAAACCTTGAGTATTTGTTGCATCTATTGCATCATAGAAATTAGCACCTGCTTTTACATCTCCTACTGCTGCTCCAAAAACACCTGTTTGGTTTTGAGGTAAATAAGTAGCATATTCTGGTTTGGGGGTTCCATTATTATCAAAATAATTTGGGGTAGGTGTGTTTACTGTAGAAACTACTACATATCTTGAACCATTAAAATAATTACCAGTTATTTCTATTTGATTATTTGGTACACTATATGATTCAACTTGATCACCTATTACTTTTTGTATGTAATTATCAGCCATTGGATCTAATGATAAACCAGTCCAAGTTTCTAATACAATTTGATCATTTGTAGTATCATTACCTTGACGAATCAATAAATCAAAAGTACCATTTGTTACTGATGAATTTTGGATTGTAAATCTAAGGTTATTTGAAGTACCATTAGTTAAAGCACCCTCAGCATCTTCTGAACCTGCGCTGTTCATTATAACACCTTCAGAAATAGTTCTTAATGTAAATGTATTTGCATATGCATTTACTATATCGGAAGCTACTAATTCTGTTACTGTTTGAATACCAGATCCAGCATCAACACCATCTGTTATTAATGAACCAGCAAATGTTATTTCTTCACCAATTACAAATCCTGAACCTCCTGTTGTTACTGTTACACTAACTACTGCTTCTGCTGCTATTACTACTGTAGCAAAAGCTCCTGTACCTGATAGTGAACCGGTTAATGCTATTCCTATATAGCTATCATCATCAACATTAGTATATGTTCCACCAGTTCCAGCACCTAAATCTATTGTTTCTAATATACCGGATTCTTGTGTGTTTAATATTGCTGAAGATGAAGCGGGTGTATACGAACCACTTACTACTCTTGCTACCAATAATGAATCTCCACCATTGATGAAGTAATTATAAGCTGCAATTGAAGTAAAATAGCTATAAATACCACTTCCACTTTCTAAATAAGAACCAAATCTGTTAACATAGTCACTATATGAAGTAACAATTGTTGGAATTTCAACTGGTCCTTTTACGGTAGGACCTATGATAGCTGCACCAACGTTTACTGGTTGGTTGGAGAGAAAGGATGAATCGTTTTCTCTTGCTAATACGCCCGGAGATACTAATGTTTCTGCCATTTTAGTTATAATTAATTATTTTGTTATAAATATGTTAAAAAAATTCAAAAATTAACGGGGAATAAATTCACCCGTATCAATATTAACATTACCATCTCCATATTTATTTTGTAACTCAACTCCTAACTTTTCAGATAGGGTATTTAATTGTTGTAATTTTTCAATTAACTGTTCTTTTTGTAACTCTAAAGTTTGAATATCATATTCTAATATACCAAAATTAGTAATTAGTCCATCTCTATCATTATTTAAAGTTTTAATAGTTTGTAACTCTTCGGGGGTAAGTTTTTTTATTTCCATAATAAATATATTGGTTTTTTTTAAAGGTTTAGTATTTTATTTACTGATTCTATTACTCTAGAAGCAGGAATTGTTTTAGTGCATTCAAATTGTCTATCTGTATTTTTATGGTCAGGGCACCACTCCCAATCTCCTGGATTTAACCATTCACGATTAAAACATCCATTACATACATTAGAATCATAATTAAATATACGTTCACAATCTAAAAATTCACTGTATGGTAAACTGAATCCTGAGATTAATATTGTTGGTGTTCCTATAGCCCACGATAACCAGCTTAATCCGCTACCTAAACCAATGAATGCATCCGCATATTTTAAATCAACCATTCTATCTTCGATTGGGTAATTTCCTGTTTTATCTATTACTCCAGTTAATGTTCCCCCCAGTTTAGAATCGTGCCATACATCTCCTAAACGTTCGTGAGTAATCATAACTACTTTATAACCTTGTTTATTTAGATAATCAATAACATTTTGCCATCCACCTGGGTTATTCCAATATTTAGCGTGTGCTGAGGCGTGTGGTGCTATACAAACATATTTTCCATCAATTTGTCTTGCCTTTTCAGGGATAACCATTTTAGGTTTAATTTCATTATATTTTAATCCTAAAATTGCGGTTGAGGTTTCACTTAATGGATGTTGTTTAAAATCAATT